GATTCATAATTTAGTCAAAGCCAATGCGGTTTTCTGGATGGGTCACGAAGATAATTAGATGCAGCCCAAGGTTTGCTCCTAATGTAACGTTTGTAAGCAGTGAGAGTGTCAATGCTTGTGTCATATTTAAACTCATCTGGTCCTGCAAATGCGTAATCTTGAACATAAGTGTGACATGTAATCGCTTTGTCTGCGAACCGATGAAAGATTTTCTTCGCTTCAAACAACGTCTTGCGACATCCATGTTCTTTCCCATAACGATGGGTGTACTCTGTTGACAATGCACATCCATGTTGAATCAACCATGCTGTGTTGAACAAACTTTTGCCTGCCCATTGTGTACATGGATGATTACGGAAAGCACCTTTACTTGTTTTGTATGGAGTGCCATCCTTCTTGTGTAAGAGATCATCACCCCAATCAAAATACCAATGTGAGAACACAATGGAAAGCATTTGACATGTTTCCAATGGCATTTTGACCACATGTTTGTCAGGTAATACCTGAGCAGACTTTTTTGGACAGTGATCGGTGACAAAGATGTTCATTCTTCTAACCTCCAGCTCTTCCTCATTGTAACATAAGTTTCGCTTTTGGCAACGATGTCACGAACTTTTTTAAATATGCGAGCAGACTCTGCATACTTACTTGTCATGTGATCTTCTTCTTGTGGTAATATTTCTTTCGTTCCTTTCTTATACTTTCTACCTGAGTTATGATTTGCATAACGTCTTGCTCTAGTAAATCCCATCTCTAGGAATTTACGACACATATCCATGCCAATAAAATCCTTACCATCCCTATAATCTAGGTACATGGAAAAGATTTTGTTAGATGATTTTACGGCTTCATCTGGATTTCTAAATCACCAATGAGCACAAATAGTGTCAGTATAAGGGCGAACCAATAGTACTCCCTGTTCTCCCCTTCCAATACGATAAAGTTTGCGATTTTCTTCATCTGAAAAATCGACACTCTTATAATCGAGTTCATAATCAAATTCTTTCATAATAAAATAGTAAGTTAACTAAGCTCTTTTTCTTTTTTGCTTAATTGAAATTACGGATATAATTGCTGCGGTTGCAAAAACAACTGCGGCTGACGCAAGAAGATTTGTGGGATCAAATAATACGTCGGGTTGTGCTTCCCAAGTGCCTGGCAGTGTGTAGACACTTGGATGTGATGCAAATAACATTAGTCCTCCCATGTGAGATCTGGTTCTAAAGCTATATAGTAGGTGAGGTCATACTCAGATGAGGTAAACTGTGACAAAAGTTTACGAGAGATCTTAACTTCATATGTGCCAGGCACAATCTTGATGTTTTCTACCTTGAAATGTAATCCAAAAGTCTTAGTAGTTTCTCCTACAACGATAGAGAAATCATTTGATGTATCGTTCTTACGATCAGAAACAACCATCTTAATCTCATTACCATCACCCACAACAGAAAGATCTGTTAGATGGTAAACCGCTGCAGCCTTTAGAAGACGATCAAGTTGAGAACTCTTAAGTGTAAACTCAACATCTACAGATGGAAGAGAAATAGACTTCTCTGGAGGAGATACAATCACACTTGGATCAGCAAAGAAATACTTAGACTTCTGTTTGCCTTCTTTAATGTTGACGAAACTTTGTCCTGTGAAGTTTAGTTCTGGATCTTGGAATAGACCTAGAGAGTTCAAGAACTGACTAAGATCATAGATACCAAACTCTTGAGGAAGTTCCTCATCGATGTTTGCCTCTGCAAGAATGTTCTTCATTACAGAAATAGTTCTCAAGGACTTACCTTGCTTGAATAAGATAGACTGATTGATAGAAGCAAAGTTCTTCAACAAGTTAATAGTTCTATCGGAAAGTTTCATAGGAATCTTAGTTGCTGTCGTCATTATGTAAACCAGCGAAGTGGTATAAAAGTGTACAATAGTGGATGGCCTTTAGAATGTCTTTTTCATTCTTACCATCTTTTTTGCCGAATCGTGAGAGGTACTTGATTGCATTGGATCGGCAAAATGCTTCCGCATCTCCAATACCTTCAATGAGATCTAGGGTCTGTGTTCCCTTATCTCCAGTATAGTGTGAACCATAGGTACTTGCAATATAGTTCTTTGCTTTATCAAGCATTGAATGTTCATTATACTTGAAAAATTTGAAATTGTCTGCTACTGGTTGACGAAATTCATTATCATCAAAGTAATGAGAATACATATCGTCAATGTCTGCCATGTATCTATCGTCATTTATCGCAGCAGTGTTACCAGCACCAACTACAAAGTCTGCTCTTTCTCTGTCTTTAGGATCAGTAAAAGGGTTTTCTGCATTAGGATCATTACGTTTGTAATCGTAATAAGCATCTGAGTGTTCTGGATCTCTATCTGAGATATCTTCTGGAATTGATGGAGGCCATGGTGAGCCTGGTGTCCATTCAAATCCACCACTCTTTTCAATCCAATCAAGATCAGCATCCCTATTGTCCTCAACACCACTCCAAGGAATATCCTTATAATAATCTCCTTGAATTACTTCTTTCTTAGACTCGAAAGGTTTCCTTCTAGTTACTGTCTTGCCACCATCAGGTGACTCAAAGACAAAAGTATCTGGTGAAGCAGGAGCAGGGTTTCCAGTAAGACTGTGGCCGTCCTCCTCCCAAAACTCTTGCCAATCCTTATCGGATGTCTTTTTGTTTTTATTCTTCACGATTGGATAGTCCTCCTCAAATGTACCGCCTAGAATTGATGCTGCTAGACTCCATGCGTTAACCATAGCAAAATAGGAAATTGTTTACAAGACTCTCTGCTTTTTCTTTACCAAACTTCCCTGCAAGGTAACCTCCTACTGGATCTAATTTAGTCATGTAAGCATCAAAATCTTTATATGTACTAGTGTCTGTTCCACTTGGCCTTTCTAATTCTACCATATCTTTGTATTTTGTCAAGTATTGTTTGAACATATCAAGATGTTCATCTACCTTATCAAAGGTTGTATATCTGACAAATATATTTTCAGAGAAGTGATTACCCATTTCAAAGAATCTATATTCCTTTTCTGCCTTAGGTAATCCAGGCACAGAAAATAAAAACTTTTCTTTTGGATGTTGAAAGTCAAATACAATGATGACTCTCTTCTCTGTAAATCCCATCAAGTCCATACCAAAGCAAGGTAGATTACTCCCTGTTTTAGGATAGATGATGGTGTTGTAGATGGAGGATTTATCACTCCATATGTCTACTTCCCTTGACTTAATAAAGTATGGGTTGGTAAAGATCCTAGCGGTTAAGTTAGTACCTTTACCTTCCCACTCTGCCCATGTTTCCCTGACTTCTAGGTCAGGAAAAGTTTCAAACAGAAGGGACTTGTAGTTCTTCCATAGATTCATCAGTTGGTTTCTCACCTCCAAAGTTTACATCTGCATCAACCTTGTCATAAAGATCAAGGAATGCTTGTTTTGTTTCATCATCAAAGCGGTTTACACATACTTCGATTGCCTTCTCTTTGTTCTTCCAGATAGCGTATGCCTTGACGATATGTACAAGACGACGTGTGGAAATAACTTCCTCAACACCACCATCAAAGAAGGTCTTACGGATGATGTCACCCCAATCTACAAGACGCTTGCAGAACTCTGTATCATCACACAAGTTAGTCAAGATCTTCTCCTCAGTCTTTGGACTAGGATAGGACTGTTCAAAGGTTACTGGGAAGCGTTCAAGAAATGCTTCGTTGAGCACATTAGTTCCAATGAATCGTCCATCATCAGAACCTTTACCCTTAGTGTTTGCGGTTGCGATGACGTTGAAACCGTCAGTTGGTTGAACGTAAGTGCCAATTTTTTTGAGAAAGACTCCATTTCCTTCAAGGATAGACTGGAGACAGAGAATTTTGTTACTTGCGAGGTCGATTTCATCAAGTAGCAAGATAGCTCCTCGTTCGAGTGCTTCGATGACTGGGCCGTTATGCCAGACTGTGGAGCCATTAACAAGACGGAAACCGCCAATAAGATCATCTTCATCAGTTTCGATGGTAATGTTTACGCGAACAACTTCTCTCTTGAGTTGAGCACATGCTTGTTCTACACCAAGAGTCTTACCGTTACCAGATAGTCCTGTAACAAAACATGGATAGAACTGTTTAGATTGAATAATTTTTTTGATATCGGTGAAGTTTCCAAACTTAACAAAGTTAGGATCAACCGCTGGAACTAGATTCTGTTCTACAGGAGGAACAACAGAAGGAGCAGCAAAGGAATTCTCAAGTTTTGCTTTCTTCTCTTTGGCAGTCAGATTCCACTTACCTTTTGTTGTTTTAAACTGTTGCAAGTATTTTGTCACAGTTTGATATGTCACATCATGCTGAGCGCAATAGGCTTTGATGTGTGCGGATGTGATCTTGTTACCGTAAAGATCACGAAGATTGTTGATGAGTGATTTGG